ACTGTAAGAAATAGCTTCTAAAAATCTACTAAAAGGTCCCGCTCCTCTTTCACTAGTGATTTGAGTGTCCGTAGTAATATAAGAGGTAAATGCATCTTCTACAAACTTATCTGCACTGTTTAAGAAGTGAGGAGAATAAACAATCTCATTAAGAGTTTTTAGTCTATCTAATAATTGAGTTCCACTGGTCCAAACATCTGCGCTCATTGCTACCGAAGATGCATACCCTTCTGGGATAATATCGTCCACCCCTAAATAAGACTCATTTCTCCATAAATATTCTTGGTATATGTTGATGGTATCTTCTAAGACAATCGACTTACCGTGCCATAAATTATCAGTGATTAATGCGGCTATTGCCGTGGAGGGATCATACCCGTAGGCTGGTCCTTCTCTATTCAAGAAGAATAACCACCCTAAATTATTAGCTAAATACTTATAAGTACCTGATGAATCGGCAGCATAAGCACTTGCCGTAAGTGTAGCTAAGTCCTTATCGACAGTCCCGACAGCGGGGATGGACGGTAGGAAGGTTCCACTAATATAATCAATAAAACTTTGGCTTGTTGCATAATCTCCAAATGCTTTATTAAGGGGAAGTAAGAAATTTCTTTCAAAATCATCAGGAGCTATAGTGGCAGGGGTTTGCTCTTTAAAGAAATATCTAGCAAACCCCGAAGGAGTATTGATAGCTGATAAATAGGTATCTTCAGCTAAGGCAGAAACAGGTAAGATTGTGGTTTGATGCTTATTAGCGATTAAATGAGTGTTTAATAGCTGAGAGGTATGGGGAATATGTAAGCCACTCAGGGCTTGCTCATCACTAAAGTAAAAAGGGGGGATAATTTTCTTTAGGGCCTCAATATAATTTCTTTTAAAATAGCTTTGGGGATGCTGTAATTGTTCGTTGTCATCTTTAGTGGACACGACAGCTATAACCTCAGGCACTACCTGATTTAGGCTATTAAACTTAGAATTTTTTACATCCCTTCTTGCCATTAGACGGTCACTGTATTAATTGTAAAGTTGTTTAGTTGGATAATCTCATTAAAATCCACCCTAGTTACCTCAGGAAGGTTATCCACCGTACTGTATCTCACATCGGGTAAGCTAAAGATTTTTCTATTAAGGTCTGTGGCAATAAAGGGTTGTCCAAAATCAGCATTATCTACTCCAAAGTGCTCTAGGATTACATTGGATACCTGCTGTTGGATTTGCCCTTCAATAGGCTTTAAATCTTTGTCTATGCGAATGGTAACTACTAAATCTAAAGTTCTTATTAGACCATCTACAACAACTACCTCATCTGTTAACATTTTTTTAGGCTCAATGGCCTCCAATAATGACTGCTTAAAGGTGCTGGATGCTTTCTGTAAAGTAAGATCAGTAGCTTTTTCTAAAGTATATACATCTATCACATTGGCAGAAGAATAGGCATCTCTCACAACAGCCGTAGTCTTCCCTATCGTTCCCTGTTCTGATCTAAAAGTATTCCCTAGGGCTATATAATCCTCCAAGGTTACCACTCTATCTTGTCGTTTGAAGGTGTAAGGTGCGTATTTCTTAGCGTGAGCAGCCGTTTCAGCAGCGTCTCCACCCGTTGCGGCTGTCCTGTTCTCTGTCGTAACTTCTAATGCATTTCCTGTGTAGGAGTTAGGGCTCGTAGTGACATTGATAGCATCTGCTATTATATTACCACGGCTTCCTCCACCTGATCTATAAAGTACCGTGAAGTCCGATCCTTGAGGGGGGGAAATCCCTAAAGAATTATCCCCAAATAATACAGTAGCTCCATAATTTTCATTATATACAACTTGGAAAATACGGTCATCGCCGCCTGATGCAGAATAAAGTCTATCTACTTGTTTATAGTTTCCCGTAGCAGGATTTCCATCCCCCGCCCCAACATATACTTGAACACTCCCCTCGATTATAGGGGAATCGGTTAGTGACACGCTTTTATTAGACTCTAAGGAATCAAAATTTCCTTTTTGAACACTTAAAGACCCCTCTAATAAAGCCACATTAGTAAACACAGTACTGAGAGAATTATCCGACTCACTCCCCTCTAAATAGAAAGTCCCTGAAGAATTTTGTATATTTTGAATGGCATTGTTCTCCACCTTATAGAGGGTATAATTAACAGGAGCCCCGTCTTCACGCGAAGTAATAGCAAATACCCGACTCCCTGGGCCATAAGACATAGGATAATCAGACACTGGGGTTATAGGTGTCGTGACTGTAAGCTTTGCCGAAGCGGCAGAAGCCAGAGGCCCTCGCATCGACACCCCTATTAACTCTAATAATTTTTTAAGATTATCTCTATTTTTAACTGTTCTTAAATAGTTCTCGTTAGCCAGCATATCTGCTTTAAGAGACAGTACGGATCCCATATAAGAAACCAATTCAATTAGCATGATACCCAAATCAGACTCAGAAAAGTTGTTGTAATCTAAAGGGTAAACAGATTTAATATATCCAACTAAATCTTGTCGGATGCTATAAAAATCATTACCTGCGTAGTCAATAAACTCCGTCTTCTTCCAATCAGGAATTTCTCCTAATTTCATAAAATCTGTAGTAGTCGTTCCTGAAAAAACCATTATCCTAATGTAACCTCAACATCAAATATATCTAAAGACTCGTCCAGAAGTTGGAGAGTTAACTCTACCGTAAGTCTATTATTTTCGGTAGCTCTATCATCGCTGTACACCCTCAAACTAAGGGGACGAGCGATAGAAAAATATGTATTTATAGTTTGTAATATATCGCGCCTAATCAAAAAGAAAGTAGTTTCATCTAAAGGCTCAAATAAATATCTAGTTAAAGTTAATCCATAATCAGGCAGCATTATTCTGGATCCCTTTTCTGTTAACAATAATTGCCTAAGATTATTACGAATTAAGGTAACCCCTGAACTTCTATTAAAGTAATCTACTTGTCCTGACCCTTGGCGTAAATACCCAGAAGCTACCGTCTTATCTAAAGGGGTTATTAACGGGTAAGAAAACCCAAACCGTTGTTTTCGTGTGGCTTTAGAGGCTTTCTGAACTGAAAGACTTATAGGAACCCCATAAGTAGTATGTGTAGTAGTAGTTGCCATTAGGTTTTAATATTTTCGAAGAATCCTCTTTGTCCGTTATAGTTAGCCGTAATCTCAGCTATAGTAATTGCTCTATTATATAGCTTAAAACTTCCTAAGAATCCATACAGCCCACTTTTCTTACCACCCCATTGGCCCCCCATAAAATTCATACCTGTATCTTCAGTGGGTTTATACCCAGTCAGGTCTCTCATATGCATTCCATCGGTATACCCTCCCCCTATAATCCAAGGAGTGAGAGGGGGGGCTCCTTGTCCCCCTGGTTGTGGCCCGTTCCAATACCAGAAATCAGTTTGACCCAACGACTCAGGAGGGAATAAGGGAGCATTATAAGGGAGAGACTCGTGATACATATTCGTATAAGAAAATGAACTTGTAGACATGAGAGATGGAAGGTTAGGATATCCTGTTTTTCCAAATGTAGTATGCACAGATTGGGATTTCATTAAATTACCATTAAGGTAGAGGTTCACCATATCTGATTCATAGTCAATAGTAATAGTAGCTAAACAAAATTGAGAAGATACATCATTAAACTGTACCCCACTCACCGTGGTTGAAGTATCCAAAGTAAGTCCATAATATCCAGACGGACCCTCATTGTCATGCTCACAATAAGCTATATCCTTAGCAGAATTCATAAAGGTAACCCCACTAGTGTTGACCCCTTGGGTCGGAGCCATATAAAAAACTAAACCACTATTTATATCATTCTCGTCTGGGTTATTACTGGGGGAGAGACCTTTAGTGATTCGTCTATCTCTACTAAACCCTAATAGAAGTCCACGGGTAGACTCCGAACCATAATGAGGCCCAGTAATCCAATCGTCCAGCGCGGAAACAGTGCCTCCCCGATTTTCACACCCTAACACCACTCTATGCAATGCAGATAATTCACTGCTGGTATTCCAGCCAGGGCTATCAGTATCTCCTAAATCAGGCATATGAACCCATGTTTCAATAGTTGCGCCTCCGCTGGCGTACAGTAAACTATCTATATCATTCCATCCCCCTTCAATTCTTCCATACCCATAAGGACGATAAGCTGATTTTAAGTACTCAGAATTATCACTATAGCGAGAGGCTTTCCTATTTCCATCTCCATCCACCCCTGAAAAGAAATTACACATGCCCCTAAAATACGGGAGACCGATTCCTGATGGGAACATAGAAGTAACAGAAGAGGCTACTAGTTGAGCAGCCCCGTCTAAGGCACTACTGGTGGAGCAGTTAATTACTTTATACTTTTCTGAATTAGGATTCACTAAATCAGCATCTAAGAAATTATAAATTGCTACTAGATTATCTGTAGTAATATGAGAATTAAGGGATAATAATGTTCCACTTGTTCCTAAACTTAAATCTTTATCTGTATTAATTATTCCACCAACCCCTACCTCAGGAACCAGGATTTCCTCCAAAGTGAACTCATCTTGAGGAACCTCGGACTTAATATATTCAGGACAAAGAGGAAGGATAATTCCAGACACCTCATCGGGCTGAAACATTAAGCGTTCTTGAAGTGCTCGTTGTATCGCAATCTTTGCGGAGTCTAAAGGTCTTAAATCATTTATGGGAACCTTTCCAGGAGTGGGGACACTACCATCAGGGGATAACACCACATGAACTTCTATTTGTTTTTTTCGTCTCTTTATTTTTAAGTTATGAGAATTGATCTTAGAGTATAGAATCTGTCTCTGATTCATGAGCAACGCTGAATCTTCACCATAACCTTTAGCTTGATAATCTTGAATAATAGAAGAAGTATCATATATCTCCCTATCTCTCTGACCCACCAGAACCTGTAAAAAATGATCGGCTTCATAATACTGTTGTAACTCAGGGGTCTCATTAATTTGATTTATATCAAAAACGGTCTCTGCCCATTGATTAAAAGTATTCCAAGATATGTGTTGGCCTTTTCCTCCCAGATTGGGGTTATACTCCTGAAGCCATCTCATCGCATTCGTAGGCACTCCATTCCCTGGGTACGGATTCCCTTCAGGATCATAATACACTGCACTTACTATATTCGTAATACACCCGCTCCAATCTAAACCACCTCCATAAGAATCATAATAGATCCCCGTGCGTGAGAACAAGAATTGTCCGTCTTTAGCTACGGGAGCCCCAATCCCTGAAGTATTAAACACATCCACACTTCCGTCTGGGGCTCCTTCCCCTGTGTACTCAGGGGGGATGATCCAATCTCCCGTCTCTGGGTCCTGTTGGAGACCTGTTAAGATGGTAAAGGGAGTTTTATTTCCCACTAGATCGGCTAAGGTCTCCCCGTCTGCGTTCGTGAGATCCCCATTAAACACTGGTTCGGGGTTGTTAGCGGGGTCTTGGGCGCGAGCTTTTCTAATATCACCTATAACCTTCATTTGCTTAGAGCAACTATCACTAAACCCTACCGCTTTTTCCAAGGTAGATTTGTTCTGTTCATAGATTATACTAGCATTTTCCATAGCAGGGGGAGGACTATAAACTTCTCCATCTACTCCTGTGAAGCCTACAAACTTATCGGCCATAGCAGCGGGACCATTTTGTAATGCATCGTAGGATTTCCACGAATCTATACAATTCTTTAACTCATTAAAATTGCCAACGATG